GCGAGACGGCGCGCATGCCGCTCGCGCCTCTGGCGGTGGCCCTGTTCCGCGCAGCCAAGCGCTACGCAAGAGCCGAGAAGGAAGCGTGGAGGCGCAGCGTGCCCCAGGAGTTCAAGGACGACTACACGCCGGCTCAGGTCCGGGCGGCGCTGCACATGGCGCTGCGCGACCCCGAGCACGACCACGGCTCCGAGATGATCCGCGCCGTTGTGGCGGACCTGCGGGCCGCCATGGCCTCGCTGAGCGAAAACGATCGGGGCGTGCTCCAAGCGGCCGTGGACTTCGACTACGACTACCCGGCCATCGCCGAGGCGTACACGGACGACGAGGTCCAGCTCACCGCTGGCGCCGCCGAAAAGCGCGTCTCGCGGGCCATCTCGCGGCTCGCCAGGGCGATGAACGAGGAGGCCGAGCAGGCGCGCCTGAACGCGCCCATCACGTTCAAGGACATCGCCCGCTACAGCAACTCGGGCATCCTGGCCTTCCAGATGGGCATGGGCCAAGAGAACAACAATCCAGGAGCAGGAGACCGCAATGGTTGACGTGCCACGCATCGTCGGAATCTCGGGCAAGAAGCGCCACGGCAAGGGCGCCATCGCCGAACGCCTCATCCACGCCTGGGGCTTCACTCGGGTCGGCTTCAAGGACGCGCTGGTCGACGCCGTCCGGGCGCTGAACCCCATCGTGGGCGACGACCCGATACACGGGCAGCGGCGATGGGCCGACCTCGTTGACGAGTGGGGTTACGAGGAGGCGAAGGACCATTCCCGCTACGGTCACGAGGTCGTGCGCGTGCTCCAGAACTACGGCACGCACATCCGCACGATCCAGCCGGACTTCTGGGTGGACGCCTGGCGCCAGGGCGTTATGCGCCAGTTCCGCGAGGGCAACGTGCGCGTTGTCGTCGACGACGTGCGCTTCCCCAACGAGGCTGAGGCGGTGGAGCGCGGCGGCCACGTGCTCCGCGTAGTGCGCCACCCCGAACCCCTGATGCCCGAGGCCCTGGCCGCCCACGTCTCGGAGACGGCGCTGGACAGCTACCCCTTCAAGCACTGGTTGTACAACGACGGGCCCCTGGCGAAACTGCACCTCAAGGTCGACGAGTGGGTCCTGCAGACCTGGCCGAGGATCCTCTCGGGCACGGACTGGCTGTGAACTACCGCAAGGGTGACCGCGTCCTGATCCTGGAGGGTCGGGACGACGGCGTACCCTTGGAGCACTGCCTGGCCAGGCCCCAAGTCGGCATCGTCACCCGCACCGGGCTCACCGAGTGCGTGTGGGTGCGCGGCGAGGGCTGGGGCATGCTCAAGGGCCAGGAGATCGAGCAACTGCTGGAGCCCGAAGAGCTTAGGAGGCTGGACTGATGGCGAGCGAGACGCACAGCATGCGCACGCCGAGCAGGCGCGCGCGAAGCTGGAGTGGGGATGGAACCCCCGGCAGCATTGACGAGATGGTCAAGTTCATCAACGACGCGATCGAGGAGGGCAGGAGGCACGAGTTCAAGCCCATCTTCGAGCGCGCCCCGATCACTGACGTGTACCGCCGGATCGGAATCTTCTGGTTCAGCGACAACTGGCCGGACTGCTACGACCCCAAGCACGCGAGGTCCCAAGATGGCGACTAGCGTCAAGGGGCACGTCCGCACCCGCAACGGCAAGACCGTCAAGGTCCGAAGCTACACGCGCAACAACTACCTGGGGCTCCCCAAGCCGATGCGCATCAAGCGCGCTCGCGCCACGTGGCGCAAGGTGAAGCGCCGGCCGGGCGCCGCCCTGCTCGACTTCCTCGAACGCTGGATCTAGGCACGAAAAAGGCCCCATTCCGCAACCAGCGGAATGGGGCCTTTTTCAGTTACTTCTTGATGCGCCGAACGAAGTGGTAGATGAGCCAGCCTCCGCCGCCGAAGAGCAGCGAACCCAGCGCGAACACCGTCAGCTCGGGGCCGATCAACGACCACACCTCTTCGACGCTCACCTCCGTGAGCGTGTCTCCGGGCGTGCCGTTGAAGATGGCGATGCCCTCCGGCACCAGGAAGCCCATGAGGGCGACCAGGAACCAGACGAGCCAGTACCACTTCCAGCCCGAGCGGTCGTCGTCACTCGCCATCGGGCTCGGCCTTCTCGGCCTCGGTGGCCAGCTTCTCCGCCGCCCAGTCGGCGAACACGTCGGCCTTCCAGGGCGTGACCCGCTGGCGGGCGACCCAGCCCAGCAGGGCTGCGACGAACGTGTTCAGCTCGGCCACCTGGAGCGCGGACAGGTCCAGGCCGAAGGCGACGGCGACGCTGATGGCGCTGCCGGCGACGGCTGGCAGGAATGGCCAGCCGATCTTGTCCACGAAGGACCTGTCGGTTGCAGGTGCTCCGGTTGCCATCACATGCTCCAATCCGCTGCCCGAGGATGCCCCGTGCGCAGCTCATAGTCGAGATCGAGGAACTGGACGTAGGTGCCGTGCTTGTACACGGACCACGGCGTGAAGTCCGTACCGCCCTTCGAGATCACCCAGGCCGCTGACGCGCAGTAGTCCGGGTGCCGGAGGGCGAACGCGATGCGCCACAGGTCGGCAGCATTGCCGGAGCGGTGATCGCGCAGTGATCGCACCTGGAACCAGCCGACGCTGGGACCCCAGGTTTCGTTGATCAGACCGACGTCGCCCACCGCATCGGTGTACACGAAGGGTGGCCCCTCGGGGGACCACCCTCGCGACTCGCCGTAGCCGATGGCCTTCATGACTCGGCGCTTCTCCGGGTCAGTGAACCCGGCCCGGATCAGCGCCTCGTCGGCGGGGCTCACTGAGGGTCCGGCGGGAATCCGATCTGGATGTCGGCGAGCGCCCCACGCACAACGGCGTCGACCTCGTCAACGGTGGCACCGCTGATCGCCGGCAGCCGGTCGACGATGGCCTGCGACAGCGCCTCGATGTCCACCGTCTGGAGCGCGTCGAGCTGCGCCTTGAGCGCGGTGAGCGCTGGCAGCACCGACGCGACCTGCGCGTCGCGGCTGTCGATCGCGTGGGCCATGATGAGGTCCAGCATCCTGCGGGGGGCCACCGAGTTCGGGTCCCAGCCGCGCGCCGTCGCCCAGGAGCGGACTCCCGGATCCAGGATCGGCGAGCCCCAGCCCAGCGAGTCGGCACCGACGATGTCGACGAGCGCGTTGCTCAGCTCACGGCCACGGTCGGTGTTCCGAGCGGCCGCTTCCTTCATCAGTGCAATGAACTCAGCTTCGGTCATGTCCTCTTCCTCTGCGGTAGTGCCGCCAGCGATCGCTGTGCGGGTGTCCTGCCTCATGGTGTACAGCTTGTGCGCGCCCGGATCCCACTTCCGGCCGCTCCACTCGCGGTGCCCGATGTTGCGCTGCGCCGTCCAGCCCAGCTCGCGGTCCATTTCGGCGGCCAAGGCGATGGAGGCCCGGTACTGCGCGGTGGACATCGCGTGCCCGCCCGAGTACATGATCTCGGCGCCGTAGGTGATGGCGTTGCCGTCCGTGTCGTCCGGGCCGGGGTCGATCTCGCTCGTGTACGGCGCGGCGCTGTTCTTGAGCTTGCTCAGCGTTGAGCTGGAGCCCTTGCCGGCCTGGTTGGCGCGGCCAGCCGCGCCGATCCAGATCTCGCCGTTCGAGCGGACGGCGAACTGGCACAGTGGTCCGGGGATCCCCTCGGACGCCCGGCCGGAAACGAACAGGAAGTACAGATAGTCGTCGGACTGGGCGTCGCTGCCCGTGTGGTGCCAGTTGAAGCCGTGCACCGGCCCCCACGTGTATGGCCGGCCGCGAGTCTCCCAGCCGGGGTAGAACTTCACGGTGAAGCCCCGTGCGGCCAGACGCGACGCGACTCTGCGCAGCTGTGTCGGTGTCAGTGGTGCGGCCACTGCATATCTCTCCTCACTCAGCCTGAGATGAACCAGCCCGCGACGATCACGAGCGTGGAGATGATGAACGCCATCGCGGTGGAAGCACCGACGACCTTGGCGTTGCTGGTGTGCGCGCGGCTGATCTGCTCGCGCAGTCCGTCCACGTCGGCGCGGTGCGACTTGCGGATGTCGTCGACGTCCGTGCGGTGCATCCGCCGACTGTCCTCCAGTTGCGTATCGTGCTGATCGAGGCGTCGAATGACGCCGGCCGTACGGTCAGAGATCAGGGCAATCGAGCCCTTGATCTCGGCTAGCGCGACCAGGACTTGGGTCTGAAACCCGCCCGGATCACCGCTAGCGACGGGCAGCGGGCTGTGGTCGTCAGGCATTCCAAGCATCTCCTCATATCCCTATCCGCTAGAGCGTCCCCAGTGTGCGCACAGTTACCCACGTCCGCCCCCCGAAGTTGGGGCGGCTACGGTCCGGCGACTGTTCTCCTTCGTGGGCCACCTGCTCGATCATGACTCGGCGGCTCTCTCCCGTGCGCAGGTCGCGCATCAGCACGACCTCGGACAGCGCCTCCAGTTGCTCAAGCGATGCCTGCCGTGCGTACGCGAAGCCCTCCCCGCCAATGCTGACCCCCTGGCGGTTGCGCTCCCAGTCGTTGAGCTTGAGCGGGAAGCGCAGAAGGCGTTGCCTCCTGGTGGGCGCCGGCAGCGCCCTCAACTGATAGTTGTTCAGGGTCGGCCCGACGGTGTCGTCGGTGTCCGACCGGTTCAGTTGGAACCGGAGCGTGAAGTGCTCCAGAGTCTGTGAGTGCTGGGCGTACAGGTCGACGTACCCGTCGATCTCGCCCAGCGTGCTTATCGTTGTCGGGTCGTGGCCGTCATGCTCGTGAAGAACCGCGACAGTGGACCCACCTGTTGCGTCCAGGCCGACCCTGACCGTCTCGACGTGCTTGTTCTCGACGGTGCCAAAGCGGATCCGGCCCGTGGCGAGGAAGCCTGACGTGACCAGGCGCGTCGCATGTTCGCGGTAGGTGCCCGCAGACGCAACGGCGAGGTGCTCGCGTCCCTGGAACCAGAGGATGCCCTTGACGTCCCCAGCGCCTGCTGCAAGGTGCTCTGTGTACGCGAAGCCGAGTTCTCCTGCGATCTCATTGGACAGGTCCACCTTCCTCGTCGTGCCGGACGCGTGGCCCGTGTAGGCGTAGTCGCCTCGCGCCCCGACGCTGAGCACCGCCTTGTCGCGCCAGATCAGCGGCCCCAGAGCCGTGTTGGCCTGGTCCGTCAGGGCCACGCGGAAGCCGTCGGAGGTGCCGAGCAGCAGGAACCCGATGTAGCCCTTGAGCGCGTTGACGATCTCGGTCTCGGGGAGCTGAATGGCCACGGTGCCGGCGCTCAGCGTCGGCGTGGCGCCAGTGTTGGCGATCTCGAAGGCGTGCACGGCCGAGCGCTCGCCCGAGTAGCCGGCGGCCCAGATGGCGCCGCCGGTCTCCGCGACGTCGACCCAGGCCCAGCCGGAGTCCGGGTGCGTGTACAGCGGCGTGCCGGGCAGCGCGCCCGAGCCCGCCAGGGTCAGCTCGTAGAGCACCGGGCCGTCGGCGGCGATGATCCGGTCCTTGACCCACCACACCTTGAGCGGGCCGGTGCCGCCCGTGTACTTGGCGGCCGGCAGCGCGGTGCCGGCCGCCTCGCCGAGCACGTAGATGTTGCCGTTGTCGCCGACCAGGAAGTTGGACCCGGTGTAGGCGATCGAGGAGGCCGAGGCCGTGCCCGTCACGGCGGTCTCCGTCGCCCCGTCCCACACGGACAGGGTGCCCCCATCGCGCTGGAGCAGGCGGTTGGGGCCCGCCTCGATCTCGATGTCGGCGTTGACCGCGTCAGGACCCAGCTCGGTGTCCTTGAGCAGGTTCACCGTGCCGTCGTCGTTGAACACCTCGACGCCCGAGGACTCGTGGAACCGGGTCTCCGAACCCTCGCCCTGGATGGGCTCGTAGTATCGGATCCCGGCGCCACCGTAGAACGCGGACTGTGACCGCAGCCACCAGCCCTGCAGGGACTGCTCGCCGGCCTGGTTCTGCGCGTCGAATTGCTCCTTGCGCAGCTGCACGCTGGACCGCTCGTACTTGTGCTCAACGCCAATGTCGAGCAGGAAGGGCAGGTTGCCGAAGGCGATGTCGAACTCCTCGACGTCGACACTGAACGTGCCGGACGGCACGCCCCCAAAGCCCGGCAGGGCCACGGGGATGCCCTCGGTGATGTCCCAGCTGAACAGGGCCATGAGTCAGTCCTCTCAGGAACCGCGCTTGTTCTTCATGTACTGCCTGGCGAACGGCCTGGCCTGCGCGGTCATCTTGCGCACGGCCGCCTTGCGGTTGGTCTTGGCGACTGCCGAGACGGCCTTGCCGCCGGCACCGGTCTTGGCCACGGCGGACACGGTCGAGCCGTGCGTGGTCTTGCGCTTGCCGGCCCGCTTGGCCGCCGCCTGCCGCGAGCTGGTCTTGCCGCCAGGCTCGTTGGCGTACAGCGCCTGCAACTGGCGCCGAGCCAGCTCGGCGGTGGCGTGCGTCCCGACGACGCCACCGCCGCCCTTCTTGACGACCTGATACTTGGCGCCTGCGCGCCGGACTTCCCAAGGCATGTTGTCCTCCTATGCGACCTTAGTTACGCGCATCCACGAGCCCTTGCGCACGCGGGTGGCACTGGCGCTGGACGCGTTCTGCGCCCAGCGGAACCGGAAGAAGTTGGTGGCCGCGCTGAGTTCGACGAATCCGGTGATCGTGGTCGCCATGACCGATCCGACGCCGTTGCCGGGAACGCCCAGTTCGCTCGCCTCGTCGATGACGGTGATCAGGAACGGCGGACTCAGCGCGCTGTCCTGCCGGGTCACGACCTGGAAGCGGGAGTCGGTGATGCTGCCCGTCGTGGTGGTCACCCGGAACTTGATGTCTCCGGCCGTGGCCGCGTCCCAGAACACGCACAGCTCCACCATGTACAGGCCCACGCCGAGCTTGGGGAAAACGCTGCTATCGACGACCAGGTGGTCGTCATTCTGCAGGGTGGTCGAAGAGACCACCGACTCGTCGGCCGTCTTGTGGACGATGAACTGGTGCCCCTCTAGGGCGGCCAGCGGAACGTCCTGGATCGTGTTGTCGTCACCGTCGATGGTCTTGTTGGTCAGCGCCTGCGCCTCCGTCGTGCCGACCACCACGCCTACGCCGTGAGTGCTGGTGTCGGCGGCGTGGGTCGTCAGTGCGGCGTCCTGCACGCCCTGCTCGGTGTCAATGACGACAAGCTCGGCGTCGATGGCGGCCAGGTCGGCGACCAGGTCGGTGATCGCGGACTGCGGAACGTCCGCGAGCGTGTTGCTGCCGCCGTTGATGGTCTTGTTGGTCAGCGCCTGGGCGTTCGTGGTGCCGACGACGGCACCGGTCGCCCCGTGGGCGACGGTGGCGTCCTCGTGGTCCCGAGAGTCCTGCAGGTCCTTGCCGGTGACCATGTGCTGGAACACGGCGCCAGTGTCGTGCGACTGGCCGGCGGTGCCCTCACGCCCACGGGTCATGGTGACCGTGGTCCCAGTGATGTTGGTGACGTAGACGATCTCCTCCGACCCGGTGCCCGGATCCAGGACGGCCTTGAACGGGTAACTCGACGGGTAGCCCACTGGCGTGCTGCCCAGCGTGGCGGTGGTGGTCGCGCCGTCAACGGGCGAGGCCAGGTCGTTGGGCACGGCCACCGACGAGTAGAAGTACGATGCAGCCACGGTTCACCACTCCACGTTCATGCTCGGAGGATACTTCTGCAAGAGGCGGTCGCGCTCTTCCAGGAGGTACTGCCGGTGCAGCGTGAAGTACTCCCGCTGTACGGCCGCCGGGTCGCGTCGGGCGGCCCGGTTCTGTTGCCCGGCGGACACGGACTCGCTGCCCGCCTCGCCGGCCACCACGCCGGTCAGCATGAGGTGCGCGGCGCCGAACTTGATGGCGAGCCAGGCCGACTCTTCGAGCCCCGTGTCGGCAAAGGCGCTGATGACCTGAGCGGGGATCTTGGCGTACGTCACCTGGATCGTGGTGCCTGCCATCGGCGGCTCGTAGATGTCGAGCGACTTGCCGGAGGCGAAGCTGCCGGTGTCCGCCGAACGGTTGAAGTGCCAGCGGTCGACCTCTTCCCAGTCGCGGCTCGTGCCGCCCAGAGTCGACACCTCGACGCGAAGCACCATCTCGGCGGCCGCATTCAGCGGGTAGCTGACGCGGCCGGTTTCCGTGGCGAAGGTCTCCTGGCCGACGGCGTAGATCGTCGGGTACACCGAGCGCACGATCCGATTGATGGCATCCAGGATCTTGGCCCTCGGGAAGCGTGGCGTCAGGGTGACGCGATCGTTCTCGGAGTGCGCAGCGGCCGTGGTGGCCTGGAAGCCCCGCCCGAAGGGGGCCACCGTGCACGTGCCCGAGTCGCGGTCGACGCCAGAGACGAACACCAGCTCGTCGTCGACCTCGACGACGCCGCGCGACAGCTGCGTGAACGAGGTGTCCACGGTAAAGGACAGGTCCGAGTCGGTCATGGCCGCAGTGAGCCAGGTCATCTGCCCGATGTCGATCGTGTGTCCCTGCAGCTCGCCCAGGACCTCTTCGACGATGTCCGTCACGGCTCCTCCTTCTACGTCAGGGAAGCGCGTCGACTAGCGCATTGAGCGCGCCGCGCAGTTCCAGGCTCGTGGTACCGGCCAGCTCGTTGGCGGCCTTGGTCGCGGACAGTCCGGTGCTGGAGTTGGCCACGTTCAGCGCGCCGTCCAGCGACAGGCCCGTGGTGCCGGCGTACACGTTGGCCGCCCGTTCCAGCGAGAGGTCTTCGGTGCCGGCCAGCACGTTCATGGCGCCGGTCTCTTCCAGGTTGCTGGCCACGCCCCCACCTCCTGCAGTTGGTGTGAGCAGCAACGACGCGCCAGTCCAGCCTCGGGCCAACCCGAGCGTGACGGACGAGGTGCCTGCGGCTCCCGAACCTTGAGTCTTGTACGCCGCCAGCGCCTCGACGTGTCCAGCGGCGGCGCCGCCTGAGGGCGTCTGGAAGCCGGTCGTGTACGTGGCGGGCGGGAAGCCGGTCAGCGTGTCCAGGTGCGAGCGCGACCAGAACCGGACCAGCAGGCGATCGTCGCCGGCCGCAGTGACGGCCGGCGCCGTGGGCGTGGTTGAGTTGCCGCTGGCGATGGCGAAGTCATCAACCGCGTCGGCGCCCGTGACCTTGACGGCGTCGCAGGTGACGCGAGAGGCCGCGCCCGTGACCGTGAACTCGTACGTGGTGGGGTCGCCCCCGGCGACGACGCGCTCGTAGACGGCCGACGTGGGTCCGAGGGACTGAACCACTTCGCCCAACTCGGTCCAGCCGGCCTGGGTGGGCGTGACGCCTCCAGTGTGCTCAGCCCGCCACGACGCGGAGACGACGAGCCGATCCCCTACGCTCAGGCCCAGGGGCGTCACGTCGATCGAGATGGCCAACGCACCAGCACCGCCGATGGCGCTGCTGGTGTGCGCGGCCCAGGTGGGTGGTGCCATCAGCCAGCCTCCAGGGGTGCGGTGACCTCAGCGACGCGGTCCTTGTCCGGCGGCTTGTAGTCCCACTCCTTGGTGGCGTGGTACGCCTCGCCGCGCTCGTTGCTCGCGACGTCGGCCATGTCGATGTCGCGCTGCAGCGTGGTCCGTGGCTGGATGCCCTGCGCGCGCAGCGCGCGGTACTTGTCCAGGCGTTTCTGGAACCCGCGCGAGCGCGAGTAGTCGTGGCCCACGACGGAGTTGCCGGCCATGATCGTGGCGCCCTTGTCCTGCAGGCACTCGCCGTAGGTGGCGTGGTCCTTGGTTCGGCAGCCAGAGCTGCACTTGTCACCGAGGCTCATTGGGCGACCCTCCACAGGTTGTAGGCGTCGAGAATGCGGTTGACGTGTTGCAGCGTGCGGGCCATGCCGCTCAGGAAGAACTCTTCGGCCTGCTGCCGCTCGCGGTCGGTGCGCGCAGCCTTGTGCTGCTCCTCGAAGGTGCGTCGGATGTTGCGCCGCTCGGCGCAGGCACCGTCGAACGCGGTGCGGTAGTCCTTGTCGGTGCTCGATGCGAGCTTGAGCTTGGCCATGTCACTCCACGGTGGGTGAGTATCCGTCGGCGATGAGCGCGAGCCCCACGGCATCGGGCAGGCTCGTGTAGATGTGGCCGCCGATGAAGTAGTCGACGCCCTCGACCCCGTCGTCGGGGTCCCTGACGGTGGCCTCCTCGGTGACGTAGGTGCCGTCGCGCTTGACGACGGAGAGGCCCTGTCGGTACGTGGTGAACTTCGAGAGCACCGGATCGGATGCGTAGTTCGGGTGGTGGCGCGTCACGTCCGGCGGCGAGAAGCGGTACGTCATGGTTCCTCCTCCGTGGGCGGGCGCCCGTGAGGACGCCCGCCCCGCAAGGTCAGTCGGACTGCGTGACGAGGCCGAGTTCGATCAGGGCGTCGATGACGTCCTGCACAGACGGCGTGGTCAACGGAACCACTGGCGCGACCAGCGGGTCGGCGGTCGAGCCGATGTTGCCAGTCTGACCGGCGATACTTGTGACAGCAGGCATTGCCTACCTCCTTCCTGGTGGCTCCCGGCCGAAGCCGGGAGCCGTCAGCGACTGCTAGACGGACTGGCCGCCCGAGAAGCCGTGGTGGATCCGGTGCATGGACTCCTGGCGGAACGTGGTGAAGCCCAGCGTTCCGTACCAGAAGATCTCGTAGTGCCGGCGGTAGGGGTCGAGCATCGGCCCGATGCCGGGGCCCGGCTCGCGCTTGACCCACTGAGCCAGCGCTTCACGACCGAAGATCATCGTCTGATGAACGTCGATGCCAGCGGCGCCAGCGTTGTCCAGGACCCGCGCTCGCGGGGTCTCCGCGAAGATGGCTCCTGCGTGCACGCCCGTCTCACCCGAGTACAGGTTCGAGGTGTCCACGTTGACGTGGGGCTCCTTCCAGCCCACCGCGCCCGCGTCCTCCTGGTAGTCCACGCTCACGTCCGGGTGGACGATCGCCTGGTACAGGGAGCCACGGATCGGTGGCACCGAAGCGCCACGCAGCTTGGCCACGACACGCCGAACGATCCGCGCCGACAGGATGTCGGTCACGAGCAGCGTGTTGTCCGCGACGGCTGGGGTTTCCAGCGCGCCAGCGGCTGAGGTCCACTTCTGCGTAGCCGGGAGGGTGACCGTGGAGTCGCCCGCCTCGGTACCGTCGTTGACAACCTGGGTGCCGAGGTACAGCTCGTCGGCAACCATGGCGTCCAGAGTGTCGGCCAGGTGGTTGACGAGCTGCGTGTTCAGCACGGGGTCCAGACCGATGTACGCGGTGTCACCCGCGAACGTGGTCCGGCCGATGCGGTGGCCGTGCTCCTTGAGCAAGACCTTGACGTAGGTCGATGCACCCGGCTGCGCCAGGTCCGACGCGATGACCTCGTCCAGGACGTGCCTGTTCGCTGCCACCGAGAGGTACCGGTGCTTGGGGATGTAGGCAACCTTGCCTTGGTTAGTGAGGTCCTGAGGTTCCACCGTCACCCACTGGCGGAATAGCGGTCGCGACCGAAGGTCGAAGTGCGCCATCCGGGCCCAGGCCGGGTGCAACAGTGGCGCACCAAAGGTGCTCACACTGGTTACGGGACTGTCGGCCATTTCTCTCCTTTGAGATGTCCAGTCCCCTCAGCCGCTCAGTAGCCCTGAACGGCTCCGGGGATCTGCTTGAGTTTGGCCACGTACTCTTCCAGGGACTGCGCGCCCTTGGTGGTTTCGGTGATCTGGTCGTGGACCCCTTGGTGCGAGTCGAGGGCGGGTCCTGCGTGCGCGCCCGGCGTGGCCCCCTGGATGGCCTGGTAGGCCGCCAGTTGGTCAGCGTTCATGCCGGCAGGTGCTCCCGGCGCGGTGGGCGGTGCAGGCGGAGCAGCGGCGGGCGGTGCTCCGGCATTGTCGGCGGCCTGGTCTCCGGCGGGCGGCTCGTTTGCCGCCTGGCCGGCCGGCGTACCGGCGATGAACTTGCCGTACTTCTCGTACCATTCCGAGGGCTCGGCGCCCTCGGGGATCATCCCAGCCACATCAGCGGGCAGGCCCTTGTCGCGGAGGAAGCTGTTGACCGTGCTCTCGCGCAACGTTGCGCGCAGCTTCTCGTTCTCTTCCTTCGCTGCCTTCGCGGCAGCTTCCTGCCGCTGGGCGAACTCGCGCAACTCCTTGTGCAAGGTCTTGCTTGCCTCGGGGTCGGCGAGTAGGGCCGCGTAGTCGATGTTGGAATCAGTCATGGCTGTTTACTCTCTCCCTTGCTTTTGCTGGCAGACGCTTGAACCCGGACGGGAGGGGTAGGGCATCCTTGCCCTGGTTTGGACTCAAGGACCAGCGGGGGTGACGGCGCGTTTTGCTTGTCACGCTCTGCGGCTACGCACCCAAGGGGCCGCGAGCGAATCTGGGAGGTGGGCGGGTTGCCCCGCCCACCAGGGCCTTACGTACCGAACTTGCGCTGCCGGCGCAGCGACTCCACGCGGACGCCTGAGCGTCCGCCGAAGCGGGCCTGCTCGCCCTGGACGAGGCGCTGCTGCCGGAGCTTGGCCTCGCCGGACTGTCCGAACTCGGCCTCCTCCAGGTCGGAGACGGTGACCTCCTGGCCCTCGATCTCGCCCAGCTTCTGCAGCGTCGGGGCCTGTTCGGCGATCCGGCCGTAGCCCTCGCGGGCCTGGGCGACGGTGATGCCCTGCCCGTACAGCAGCTCGGCGGCGGTCTGCGAGTAGTCGAAGCCCGCGCGCTCGCGCTCGGCGCCCAGCATCACGGTCTCGATCTGGCGCTCCAGGATCGGAGAGGCCACGTCGGTGTCCAGG